ATTACTCCTCTTTCCAGCAAACGAGATCTACACACACCGTGGGGAAACTCTTGAGACTGGTGTAAAGTATCTTATGACTGGGTGGGCTGGACATATGTCTTCTTGTAGTTACTCTGGAGTAAACGAACCAGAATCTGAGGCTTGTGCAGACTTTGTCCACCATTTTACGGAGCACTAAATTGAGTAAATTCAAAAACAATCTTATAGATACAAATATATTTCCGAGTTTTATATTATCTACTGACTTGAATACTCTTGTTAGTGCTGATAGTATCAACAAAGAATTTAATGATATTAGAGGATCTGATGCTGGTGTAAACAGAACAAATGTTGGTGGATGGCGATCCGAACCATTTCACGAAATTGATGGGTTTGCTGATTATCCTTCTCTCAGGGAGTTAGGGGCATTGACCGTTGAGTTTGTTGATGAGTTTTTAGGTGAAAATAAAACAAACTTATACACATCTAGTCTCAAAAGTTGGTTATTAGAAAATGAATCTGGAGATTATAACACCTTACACAATCACGGAAGAACTGATCTAATTGGTGTATATTATTTGACTGTTCCTGAAAAGTGTAGTGGACTCACTCTATTAAGAACGGATGCATTTACTCATACTACATTGTGCGGTTCTAACGAATCAAATCTATTTTCTATGAGTTTTACTCCACCAATTACTGCTGGGAGATTGTTTATTATATCTGGGCATTTATATCACTATGTAAGGTCCTTTCCTGGAGATGGTTTGAGGAGATCTGTAGTATTCAATGTCAATTGTACTAATAGGTAATACAGACAATCCAATTAGTGTCCACTGCCTCCCGTAAGGGGGGCTTTTTGCGTTATTATACGTACATACGAAACCAACCTGTTATGTCCGTCAACCTAGAAGTCAAAGGTACTCTCGCAAAACTTCTAGCCACGGAAGACCTTATGGTTGAGCACCGCGCAGTGAGTACTGCTAGCTTCAACGTAAACAGCCGAGTGTTGACTCTTCCTAGATGGGAGAGAGCTAGTAGTACTGTATTCAATCTGTTGATCGCCCACGAGGTCGGACACGCTCTGTTCACCCCCAATGAGGACTGGTCTAAAAGGGTAAAGGTACCGATGGGTTTCGTCAACGTCACCGAGGACGTTCGTATTGAGAACCTAATGAGGTCCAAGTACTCTGGTTTGCCCAAGACATTTTTCCGTGGATACCAAGAACTCCACGATAAAGACTTCTTTGACTTGGAAGACGTGGATGTCTCCGAGATGAATATTGCTGACCGCGTGAACCTACACTTCAAGGTTGGAAACTTTGTAAAGGTCCCATTTACCGATGCTGAGAAGGTTGTAGTCAACCAATGCAACGCTGCACGTACATTCCAGGACGCATTAGACGCGGCAGAGGCTCTCTATGCCCTCCACCAGGAACAGAAGGAAGAGCAGAAGCAATCTGCCGACGAGAAGATTAGCGCGTCTCCTGATAGCTCACAGCAGCCACAGGGAGGGGAGGGTGATACTGATGAGGATCAAGGTAAGCAAGAATTTGCTGATGATGAAACAGATCAGAGGGCTGATGGTGCTCCTGATGATGCACCCGAAGGTGATAATGAGACCGAAGAGACTGGTGAGACTGAGGAAGTTGAAGAGTCTAGAGGTGGTGGTGGTACCGGTGGTAATCTGACTGATGACGTCAAGACAGCAGAAAGTCTTAGTGATTCTTTGGAGTCATTAGCATCTACTAGTGGATTCAGCGATCCTGAATACTTCTCATATCCAGAAATCGATCTAGAAAAAGTTGTGGTAGATAACAAAGAAATCCACGAGTATATTCTCACATCATTCGCTAGACAAATAAAATATTTCCAAGACTTGAATGAGCAGGCTTCCGCCCTTATTGATAATGCATTCGGTGTTCATACTGAAAAGTACGCTAAGTTCAAGCGTGAGATTCAGAGCGAAGTCAACTATATGGTCAAGGAGTTTGAGTGTAAGAAGTCTGCTTCTGCGTACTCACGTGCAACAACATCACGTACTGGAGTATTAGATTGCACCCGCCTACACAGCTACAAGTACACTGAAGATATCTTCAAGAAGATTACAAATATTCCTGAGGGCAAGAACCACGGTCTAGTATTCGTCCTTGACTGGTCCGGTTCTATGTGTGATATCCTTGAGGATACTATGAAGCAGCTCCTCTCTTTGGTTATGTTCTGCGATAAAGTAAACATCCCATTTGATGTTTATGCCTTCACTAATGAGTGGAATCGTGGTGATAGTCTATACAATCAAACTCCAATTGAATGTGCTGGTCAGATGTATGTTGGTGATGAGTTCAGTCTTATGAATATCCTTACTAGTACAGTCAACCGCAAGGAACTCAATCGCCAAATGGAGACTATGTTTACCATTGCTAGTTCCTATAGCTCCCGCTCTATGGATATTGTTCCCGCCAGAGTTGGACTTTCGGGCACTCCACTAAACGAGGCACTAATCAGTCTCCGTGCTGTTCTCCCTGAGTTCAAGACACGTAACAACGTTGAGAAAGCTCACGTTATGGTTCTTACTGACGGTGAGGCAGCTCCTTGTCGCGTAACAAAAGAGACCACTGACTACACTGGTAAGAGTAAAATGATCGCAGGACGTCTCTATACAAACAACTCATTCCTTCGCAACCGTAAGACTGGTACAGTATCTTCTATCAAATACTCCAGTCTAACAAAGGTCATTTTAGATGATCTACGAGTTGAGTTCCCAGAGAGCACATTCACCGGATTCCGTATTCTTGAATCACGTGGTGGTTGGTTTGTTCGTCAAGCTGTTGAGTATGATGAGAAGAAACTCGCTTTGTGGCGCAAGGAAAAGAGTATTGCTATTACCAATCAAGGTTATAACAAGTACTACATTGTATCCTCTACTGCTATTCAAGAAAGCTCTGAGTTTGACGTCGCTGAGGATGCCTCCAAGGCAAAAATCAAGACTGCCTTCGCCAAATCACTCAAGGGCAAGAAGAACAACAAAAAGATCTTGGGTGACTTCATCTCATTGATCGCATAATGTGGTATAATACACACATTAGTATTACTATATCAATCTAAACCAGAATGAAAAAAGTAGCAATCTTCGGTTCATCTAGGACTGACCCAAATACTGAACTATATGCCGCAGTAGAGCGGCTCGGTAAGCGATGTGCTGTTGCTGGATGGACTGTGGTTACTGGTGGTGGTCCTGGTACTATGGAAGCTGCTAATAAGGGAGCAGCGTCTGTTGATATGACCCGATCAGAGGCAGAAGCTATCTACCTCCCCTTTGAGGAAGCAGTCAACCAGTACGTATATGACTACACTAAGCACGCTGACTTCTATACTAGACTAGAGACATTCTCCCACTGTGATGCCTTTATCGTCACTCCTGGTGGTATAGGCACTCTCTTAGAGATGGCTATGATCTATCAGTTAGTACAGGTAGAGCATATAGAACAAAAACCTATCATTTGTGTTGGTAGGATGTGGAGAACTCTCAAAGACTGGTTGGAAGAAGAGATGGTTGAGAATGGATTCCTTTCCAATAAAGAAATGGAGTATATTCATTACGTTGACCGGTTCTCAGAAGCAATCCACCTACTGAATGGTCTATCCACTAACTGACCACTGCCCCGCACAGGGGCTTTTTTATGCTCTATAATATTCACATACAGAACAAACACAGATGCCTCGCAAACTTGCTATGACTACCGAACAGATCCTGGATTCTCTACGTGCTGCATATCGTGCTGAGCTTACAGCAGCCGACGTTCGTGCTTTCTGTGCTCAGAAAGGTCTTTCATATCAAACCGTCACACGCCGTCTTGAAGAATTCAAGTCTGGTCGCGGTAAGTGGAATCTTGATCTCGGCACTGTAAAGGAGTCTCTAGAACACGCAGTAGAAGCTCCTGCTGCTGTAAAGGCTACTCCTATGGTTGAGCAGAACCTAGTCCCTGCTAAGGACGCAACTTTCGTTCCTTTCGGCAACTTCGCCGATGTAAAGCAAGTAATCAAGTCTGGTTTGTTCTATCCTGCTTTTATTACTGGTCTCTCTGGTAACGGTAAGACCTTTAGTGTAGAGCAGGCTTGTGCTCAGCTTGGACGCGAGCTTATCCGTGTAAATATTACTATTGAAACTGATGAAGACGATCTTATCGGCGGTTTCCGTCTTGTTGATGGTGCTACTGTTTGGCATAATGGTCCCGTTATTGAGGCACTCCAACGAGGTGCAATCCTCTTGCTTGACGAGATTGACCTGGCATCCAACAAAATCCTATGTTTGCAGAGCATACTTGAGGGCAAGGGGATTTTCCTTAAGAAGATTGGACAGTACATTAGCCCAAGAGAGGGATTCAATGTTATCGCGACTGCGAATACAAAGGGTAAGGGATCAGATGACGGTCGTTTTATCGGCACCAACGTTCTGAACGAAGCCTTCCTTGAGCGCTTCCCCATCACATTTGAGCAAGCATATCCTCCAGCATCCACTGAAACTAAAATGCTCAAAGGATACGCCAAGACCTTGGGTATTGATGACGCCACATTCTGTAAGCGTCTTGCTGACTGGGGTGATATCATTCGCAAGACCTTCTATGATGGTGGTGTTGACGAAGTTATCTCTACCCGTCGTCTAGTCCATATCATCCGTGCTTACAGCATCTTTGGAGACAAGGCAAAGGCAGTCAATGTCTGCCTCAATCGCTTTGATGATGAGACCCGTCAGTCCTTTATGGACCTCTACGCCGCTGTTGATGGTGATGTTGAGTTTGAGTACGGTGAAGGCACAGACAACGTGCAATACAACGAAACTGTGGTATAATACTGAGGTAATAAATGACTAACTCTTGGGCAATGCTATTTGATGAGCTTTACAGTGGTGAGAGCGACAGCGTCACGGGCGCTGTTGACTTTACATCATATGACGATACAATTACATTTGGTGCTGCACAATGCGTTCCAGCACCTTGTGGTGAAGATATTATTACTTTCGGCGATTACGTAGAGCCAGAGAGTGAAGTTGTTATTACTGATGATACAATTGCATCTCCAAAAGATGTTACCTTTTGGAAATATAGCGAAGGCAAAATCCTTCGTGAAGTTGAGCAGTACCTATCATCAACATATAAGGGTCACTACGTTGGGGAAGAGTCTAAGGTACAAACTTTAGATCTCATTGACTCCATCGGCGATGCTGAGGCATTCTGTCGCTCTAACGCAATCAAGTACCTCTCACGCTTTGGAAAGAAGGATGGTAAGAATCCTAAGGATCTCCTAAAGGTTATTCACTACGCCTTCCTCCTATATCATTTTGCAGAACTCCCCTACTCAGAAGATGCAACAGAAACTTTCTGCCCAACCGGTAGATAACTGTGCTATAATCTGGGGGTGAGATTCCCCCAAACCTTTTTACACGTCAATTATTATTATGAGACTATCTGACTCCACAATCGCAGTACTCAAGAACTTTAGTTCTATCAACCAAAGCATCATCGTTGGTGAGGGTAACACCCTAAGAACCATCTCTGTGATGAAAAATATCCTAGCTGAGGCAACTGTTGAGGAGACATTCCCCCGCACCTTCGCCATCTATGACTTGAACGAGTTCCTAAACGGACTCTCTCTTCATGATGACTATACACTTGACTTCTCTAACGACACCTTTGTTGTTATCCGCGAAGGTCGCCGACGTGTAAACTATCACTTCGCTGACCCAGAGGTCATCGTAGCTCCCCCTGAGAAGCAGCTCCAGCTCCCCTCTAGTGACGTGAGCTTCCAGCTAGACCATTCACAGCTTCTACAGCTTGTGAAGGCTGCTGGTGTATACAAGCTACCTGACTTGTCTGTTGTGGGTGAGGAAGGTACTATTAGCTTGGTTGTTCGCGACAAGAAGAACGACTCTTCCAACATCTTCTCTGTTGATGTTGGTGAGACTGACGTTGACTTCTGCTTCAACTTCAAGGTTGAGAACACAAACAAGATCCTTGCCGGTAACTACGATGTTGTATTATCCCAGAAGCTCCTAGCTAAGTTCACTGGTACTAAGAACAATGTTGAGTACTTCGTTGCAATGGAACCTGATTCCAGCTTCGGCTGATTCAATAGAGCCTCCCGAAAGGGGGGCTTTTTTATGCTATATACTATAGAGTAAGATATATTATGACTTATATTTCAACACCAGGACTTACAGAATACACTGTAGTATTCAAGTGCCACCCCAGACCAGAGGGAGCTAAATCCTTTCGCACAATTTACGCATATACATTAGAAGAGGCAACAAAAGGTATCCATCATTTGCCTAACGCAACTAATATTGTAGAAGTAACTGACTGTTTCCCCACCATTCGCAACTGATGAATCTAATTCTAAGAACCCACGAAAACTTTAGTGATCCCGTATGGAGCGTCATCTTTATGGTTATCCTAGCCTGTCTTGGGGCAAGCTACTATATCTACTACATTCTGAACCTTGCGTTCTCTGAGTATGAAGATGGGGAACGCCCCAAACATTGAGTATATATACTCTCGCGTTTGTGTCTGTAACCTGTTATACTAACAGAGTCAGGGAAGCAACACGGCTTCCTGGCTTTCCTTGTATACTCCGAGGAACGGTTTACGGAATCTGGGGACCGGAAAGCCCCAGATGCTTTTTGTGGATTAGGACCCATAATGTTAAGACTCCTAACAGGGGGTCTTTTTTTATGTCTATATAATAAAGAATAACGAATATAATGAAGTTCATCATCGCATTTATTGCTACACTATTTCTTGCTGCTCCAGCTTGGGCAGTTGATGTTCAAATGGGTTCAGGTGGAAACCTAGTATTTGAACCAGCAGAAATCACCATCTCCGCAGGTGAGTCTGTTCATTTCGTAAACAATATGCTCCCCCCACATAACGTTGTTGTAGAAGATCATCCAGAACTATCTCACGAAGCTCTAGCAATGATGCCCGGAGAAGAGTTTGATGTTACATTTACCGAAGCAGGAGACTACACTTTCTGGTGCGCACCCCATAAGGGTGCTGGTATGATCGGCACGGTACACGTCGAATGATTGGATTTTTAGTAATACTAGGATACTTTATTTTATTCAGTCTCATACTAGTATTTGTTTCAATCTTAGGTGACACATTTGTCTAAATAACAGTGTGAAGATAATATAATTCTTTGTAAGAATAATACAGATATGACTATTCCAAATACAACTTTCCGAGCTTTCGTAGAAAAGCTTGGAGATTCAGATGCCGGTGCTTTTATCGGTAACGAAGGTGATCTATTTTATGATCCAAATACAGCATCATTACGAGTCTCTGACGGCACAACTCCTGGTGGAGTTGCTGTTGCTGGCGTAACTACCGTCAGTGGACCTATCCAACAGAGTCTAATCCCAGACAGCGACGGGACACTTGACCTAGGTTCTCCAACAAATCAGTGGAGAGACATCTACGCAACAGGAAATACACTATATCTTGGTGGTACTGCCGTCTCCGCTGCTTCTAGTACACTTTCCGTTGATGGTGAAGACCTAGCAAAGACAAGTGAAGTACAAGAAATTGCTTCTGCTGACGCTAGTAACTCTAGACTAATCGTCAATACTGACCGTCGCGTATACACTGACGCTACTCCCGGTGCTATCAATCCTAATCCAAACTCAGGTGGTTGGTATCACAGAACTACATCAGGAAGCTACATCAGATGGAACTTCTGGACACCTAAGCCCAATGCTGAAGGTCAGGTAGTTGGTAGATTGGGAAGCATTGAGAGTGGTTATTACCTATTCACTCCTTGGTCCGCAAACTCAGAATATCCATACATCCAACTTTACACAGCACCAAAGGCAGCTTTGGGTAATGAAGAGACTTGGTACCGTTCAAGAGTTACATATACGAGAACTGCTGAGGTCCACGTACCAGGAACACCTGTACTATTGTACTTCGGTGTAGATCCTGTTGATGTATATCCTGGTGTACCCCGTAGAGAATTGACTCTCGACGCATTGAATACCGCAGGTCCACAGGAAGCTGATGAGTTCATCTATTCCACATACCTATCATCCTCAACTGGTGCGGCTGATGGTGAGTATGAATTCTCTACCGCTGGTTTTGGTGTAAGATATGAAGGCAAGAACTACAACTATACGTTGTATGCTGTCCCAGAAGAAACTGGTCTTACGTCAACAGAGGTCATTGACGGCAGAACTTTCGAAATTGTTAATGGTCAGATCGTGTCCATTACCTAATAAGGTGCTATGATAT